TAACTCCGTTGCCTTGGTCATCCATTTCAACGGTATGATAATGTCCATCCTGTACATCGGTGATTCCAGCTTTAATACTACGCATCATCTTAATTTCATCTTCGTTAGCTGTGCCTAACGATTTAACAAATTCTTTATAGTCATTTTTAGAATCAAAGCACTTACGAACTGAAAAAAGTGAATCTTGATTACAAGGAACACTAACTACAGATATTTCTAATAATTCAACATCTGTAATCATCATTGTATCGTCTTCACGATTATATTTTCCGTCTTTAACTCTAAAACCAACTGAAAAACTCTTTAAAGCACCATCCTTAATTAAGGTTTGAACTCCGTGATTCTTTTCAGCAGCTTCACTAACAGCCGCTTCGACAAAAATTCCTTTTTTGTCTACTGTTATCTTATCTACACGGCCAATTGGATTTTCATGTTTATGTTGATAAAGTAAAACAGGGTTACGTCTATAATTCTCTACACCTTTAGCCCATGCTTGTGCAGTAACAACATCGCCTGAGCGATCTTTAGCTACTGTATTAGCATAACCAGCAATCTTGAGAGATTTTGAACCCTTTTTAAAGGATTTAGTCTCGAAAGCACTGTTTAAGTATAATGTTTTATTCGATTTCATTATTTGCTTCCTCATTTTCATTCAGTGTTTCCCCTTCTTGGGGTTTTCCACCTTGGGTGGCGTCTGTTGCGCTACCTGTAATGTTCTGTGGTATTCTTATACTATCATTATTTTCGAGTTTTGGAAATCTTAATCCGTCACGAGCTTCATTTGGGGTTATAATTCCTGTATTAACGAGAGTAGAATAATAAATTGCCTGAGTTCTGTTGTCAGGCTGCAATGCTGGCACTTTTAGTCTGTCTGGCCGTACTACAACTCCATTATTAAAGAAGTGAGAAAAAGCTGAACAAAACTGTGTAAGCATTGGTATAACTGTATGTAAGTAAAATAATTTTTGATTAGCATCGATATTAGCATTGTTTCCAGACTTTAACAACACGTACGGAACTCCTAAGGCTTTTGCCATATCTTGCTGAATACGCTCAATAGAGTTTTCAAAATCTAATTGATCAAACGACTTAGTTGAAAACTCATCTATTTTTAATCCTCCATCTAATATTGCAGGGTTTCTTGCGCCATCAAAAATAGTGGTATATGTTGAACGCCACGCTTCTAATAATCTTTGCTTAACTCTTTGAGAAAGTATAGAATCTGTTGTTAATACGAAACCTGGAACAGCATTGTTCTTAAAAAACTGACGTTGAAATTTAATCATATAATGATAAAGTTCCATAAGTTTTAAGAGTGGTTTTAACTTTGAAGTTCCTCTAAATATTGATTGATCATTTTCTGCCATCACTTGGATAACTTCATTAGTACCAAATTGTATAGCTTGATCTTTACGTGTTTCTTTACCTCTACCAAAACCATAAAAATCTTGGGACTGTTGATTAGAAATCATATAGTTATAGTGTGAAATAAAAGTTTTTTCGTCTGGAACAACTTCCACATCATTTGCTGGAAGAACATAAATATCATTGCCATCATAGTAGAAAAACGCGTTACCATCTAATAAAAAATCTAAAAATGCTCGTCTGAATAATCGAACACGATCTTCAAAAGGATTTGGTCTGATATTTAAAAGTTTATTAACTTTTTTAGCAGGAGTGTTGCCTTCGACAACCATAGGTATCTCTATACAAGCGTTAATGATCATATCTACAGATCGATGAACTACTTCAATCTCTCTATAGGCTTGCTCAAAATCTACAATTGTTTCTGGAGAAGCGTAAGGTTCTAAAGATGCTATAGAAGGTTGAGCAGGATTCAGTTTTAGCCTATCTGCCATCCATTTTCTTAATCCTTTTAAATCTTCATATTCTGCCATTTTTTGCCTTTTGAATCTCTAACCAGTTTTTAATTTTTAGAGCTAGATGATTTGAATAAGTTTGTCCGTATATAGAGTGTAATTGTTTATGATGTGTAGAACATAAAGTAAATAAATGCTCATGACTTAGCTCTTTTTCGCAATCATTAGCAAAACTTACTCTCAATTTTTTAATAGTGTCTACGTCATCAATAGTATGAATTTTGTTTTTTTCGCACCATTTATTAAATAATTCACTGACACTAAGTAAATGATGTAATTCTAAATTACTTTTAGAACCACATATAAAACACTCATCACGAAGTTTGTAATCTTTTTTTATAAAATCTCTAATATATTTTATAGGAAATCTTTTTAATTGATTCATAATACGATAATTTGACCCTGCTACCAAGTTAAATTTTTAAATTTTTCAACAACCTTCCATCTCATCAAAAAATGTTCAGGATTCTTGTTTAGTCCAACGGTTCCTTCTGGTAAATTCAAAATTTTGCCGCTTACTATTTTTAGTTTTTCTAATCTAAGGGCTTTTTTAAGCCAATAACTTATGTAAATATCGTCACCTCTTTTAGGGTAGCCAATTTTTACGATTTTTTCTTTAATAAGATTTAATGCACTTTGTTTTACAAGTATAACAGAGCCAACTAAAAAGTCAACATCAGCATCAATGCACCAATGATCATTTAATTCTAGATAAGAATTTGCAGTAGATACTTGGCTTTTACCATAGACACCTACAATCGGTTGATTTAATTTCAGCATTTTGTCGATTAAACTTTTACTTGGTAAGAGGTCGTCATCTAATACTAGTTTAAAATCTTCATTATAGTTAAAACATTTTACCCATCTATCCATACATTTCAAATTAGTTTTATTATTTAAAATATCAATTGGTTTATAGTTTTTGCCTGATTTAAGGTCTATTGGCGGTAAACGAATATTATCATCAGGATTATTATTAATAATTGTAATGGGATAAAAACCTTCAAAAGCTTTTACAATCTGTAAAATGTTGTCAGGTCTTTTATAGTTTAATACAATAACTCTAACCGTGGGCATAAATAGAAATATTACTCATTTTTGAATGTGTGTATATAGCATATCTTATTGCATCACAAGGGTGAGAAGTCCAGTCATGAACTGGTTTAGGTGTTTCAGTATTTGGATTCCATCGATAAGAGCTCATGGCAGAAAAACAATGTGATGACCCTAAAGTATCAAAGAATAAGTTATCTTGCTCAATTAATACCTGAATGTAATTTATCCCATCATTCACAGATTTTACAGCATTCTCACAATAAATATCATAATCATAAGCAAAATCAGCTTTCAACTGTTGAGCGGCTGAATCAATGTAGATGGTGTCTATGCTCCACTCATCTAATTTTTCCTGTATTCTAGCGGCTAATTCTGATGTTGTAGATTCTCTTGAAACATACTCATCAATAACATAATAACTTTTACCATCAAAACCAATTACTACAAAAACATTATCATCTCGATACCCAACATCTAAACCTGCTATTACTTCTGAAAATCGTTCACCTACATACTCCCCAATATGTTTTGCTTCATCAAGTGATTCATAAATTTGAGCTTCTGTAGTTGTCCACTCACATTCGTATTCTTGAGCAAATAAAGCACGTGAGACCGCTTTTTTAGCCTCTTTAATATCGTTTTCAGATAATAAAGGATTTGATCTCCAGGTGAATAGAGCTGCTCCCCAATCTGGATATTCATTGTCCATACCACGTAAATGATAAGTATATAAATAATTACCTTTACCTCGAGGAGTTGATATCCATAAACAACGTGAATCTTTAAAAGTTGATAGTGCAGGTCTTAAGTCACGAGTAAAATACTCTTCATTGGGAATAATAGCTGCTTCGTCTACTATTAGTAAATTTGCTGCTCTTCCTACTAAAGAGTCCCTATTATTAGCTGAGAGTAGCCTAAAAACAGAGCCGTTTATAAGTCGTACAACTTTATCTTTTTGATTAAATTTATCTACTTCAATTTCTAGTTGTTTTATTAAGTCAGTAACATAATCCCATATTATAGAAGAAAGAGAAAAGTTTGGAGCAACTACCATGACCTGTTGTCCAGGTTCTAAGAGTTTACCAAAGGCGAGAATCGCAGCTGCATAAGATTTACCAGTACGTCGTGCTGCAATGTGAACAAAAAATCTATTATTGTTCAAACCATCTATCATTGCTTGTTGTGATTCATTAAACTTTACGGGAGTAGGAAGCTTAGTTAAAAGTTTATCAATTCTTAATCTGAAAAAACTCATTTAGGTAATATATTTAGTATCATTATTATAAAGGCAGTTATGCTAGCAATAGTGCCGCCTACCCAAAGAAGGGTTTTAAGAGAAGTTTTACCTGTATTAGCTAGTTGGCTGACACTTTCTAATTTATAATGCATAGATTTTAGTTCACCTCTCATATCATTCATCATCGACATAATATTTTCATAACGCTCTTCACATACAGCCTCATGTGCTGACATATTAGCTTTATTTGTTTGAGAACGTTCATGTAATCTATCTAATTCTATTTGTATTTGATTTAACTCTCTAACATTATCATCCATTTTATGTTCTATACCTTTACTATGTATTGTACCACTTGTGAAGGTAGTGTAGTATTAACTGAAAAGTTATTAACTGACAAAGAAGGAATTGATAAAGAAGGAACAGACAACGCAGGAATTGACAAGCCTGGAACTGATAAAGCTGGAATGGACAAGCCTGGAACTGATAAACCTGGAACTGATAATGATGGAACTGATAATGATGGAACAGTATGCGTATGACTTGATGTATTAACAGAGTTAACAACTGAAGCAGTTGAAGAGTCTTTAGCAGAAGCGGCAACGTTACGAGTTCCTACTGTTATAGTTTGAGTTTTAGACCCAGTATTACCTGATCCAGTGTTACCTGTGCCAGTGTTACCTGTGCCGGTAGTGCCTGTTCCAGTAGTACTTCCTGTACCAGTGTTACCTGAGCCAGTAGTACCTGTTCCAGTATTACCTGAGCCAGTATTTGAAGCACTTGTTGTTACTCCAGATTTAGTGGCTGAACCCATAACAGCTGAAGCTGCTATAGATGAGGTTATGGCCCCCATAGTAGCCATATTAGTGCCTTTTCCAAGAGGAACACGATCACGTAGGTCTGGGACGTTAAAGGTTGTAGAACCGTTTCCTGCACCGAAATTTGTTCCTATAATTGCGAATAATCGCGCATACGTTGACCTACTTACAGCAGCATCATCACATGCTAACCAGCCAGTAGGAACTGACGTAGACCCATATGCAACAATAGTTCCTGCAGGCATAATCTCAATACCTCCTGCAGTAGAGCCATCGTGTATTCTAAGGTTATCAGTGCTTGTATCAATCGATATCTCACCGACAGCACCTGTAAACGCATCGTTTTCTGCAGTGGTTCCTCGTCTAAATTGTAGCTGTGTAGCCATGTCTTACTCCTTAAAGTGATCCTAAATCAAATGTTCCTGTAACCGATAAATCGCCTGTAACCTGTACCTCTACGCCTTGAGTACTATCAACAACAATTCTGTCAGTACCGTTTGAGGCTAAAGTAATAGCAGGATCATCAATAGAGACTACTGTATCTGAATCTGTAATTGCATTTGCACTAATACCGTTAAAAGTTCCAGCAGTAATAGTACCTGCTATTATATTACCCGTAGTCGTACCGTTGCCAACAGTAACAGTAGCATTAGATGCTATTTCAAATTTATCAGTAGCGTCTAACCCTAATCCACCTAAAAATGCAGATACTTTAGTACTCATAGCAATCCTCTCATGTCATATTTCAGTATAACAAAAAATTTTTTATAGACCAAATAATTAATTACAATGCTCCTAAATCTAGTGTAGCGGCTAGTTTTCCTACAGTAACTGCATTGTCATTTATTTTTGCAGTCGTCACTGCGCTACTGGCTATATGTTCAGCATCAATAGAACCCGCAACATAATGTTCAGAATTTAAAACATCGTTAGCAATTTTAGTGCCATCAATAATATCAGCAGCAAGATGAACTCTGTCTATAGATCCATCTGTATAGTGTTCAGAATTGATAGCATTGTCAGCTATTTTAGCTCCTGTAATTGCATCTGCATCTATATCGCCTGATGATACTGACTCAAGTTTAGCATTTAACTGAGTTTGGATTGCTGACGAAACGCCGTCTAAGTAACCAATTTCAGTTGAAGTAACTGCGCTAACTGCAACTTTACCAGAACCGTCAGATACTAGCGCTCTCGAAGCAGTTAAGTTAGTATCATCTATAGTAGTAGCACCACCAGTTATAGTAGCTTGTTTTCCATTTAACTGAGTTTGTATGGCGCTTGTAACACCGTCTAAATATCCTATCTCTGTAGAGGTTACTGCACTAACTGCAACTTTTCCTGACCCATCTGACACTATAGCACGAGACGCTGTTAAATTACCTGTTGTAATTGTAGAAACAGCACCTGCAATATTAGCTACTCTTCTTGTTTCAACTGCTGTTGTAGCAGTGCTATTAGCAGTAATTCTGGCTTGTAATGCTACATCTTCAGCAGCAAGTGCTACGTCTTCAGCAGCAAGTGCGGCAGCGTTAGAGGTAGTTGACTTAGCGTCTAATTGAGTTTGTATAGCGGAAGATACACCATCTAAATATCCAAGTTCTGTGGAAGTAACGGCACTAACCGCAACTTTACCAGAGCCGT